TTGTTTGTCTGGTGTTTTGTCGTGGGCTCTTCCTGTCTCGTTTTTTTTTTTTTTTTTTTTTGCTTTAAAGTAAGAATCATCCCCAGGCAGAAGGCCACAGGGTCGAAGTGATTAGTTCATTAGTGTTTCTAAATCTAATTTATCCAAAAGATAGCAACTTTTGTGTCAATACTGTATAAAAGTAGACATCAGCATCTAAAGGAATGAGCTAGGCAGGTCGAATGTATCTCAGACAGGAGACACGGCTGGGTCTTAGTTTAAATAAACGAAGTTAAGAAACAAATTTGTTAATCCAACTATCATAAAGATCCTCATATTGAGCTGAGATAGCGGGCATATTATGTGAAATTAAAGATTTATTAATAATTAATTTAAATTTTTGAAAGTCTTCTTCACCATAATGAAAGATAAAGGAAAGAGCATCATTGAGATTTGCGTAAAGCGCATCCCAATCGGAAGGTGAGCGTCTAATCCAATTAGTCAAGTGCATAATGGTTTCCAAAGACATAGTTGGGTGAATAAGAAAAGGTTGACGAGGTTCTGGTCGAAAGCCATTCTTAAGGAATGTGCATTCGTCTATTCTACGGAAAGGAATAATTTCTCCCTTTTTAGATTCATTAGTATAGTCGACACCATGTCGTTTCATGCATTCAGCATAATTTTTGGCATGGAAGAAAGTGAGAGCTTCATCAGAGACAGCGAATATATTATCATCACCATAAGCAAACATTTTGACATGATCATCAAAACAACTTAATGGCAAGAGGTCCAAGTTATCGGTGTCTCTACATAATTCTCTCCAAGTGCAATGAGCATACATGATACCGACTAAAGTGTTAATTAAAGCAGTCCAAGGGTTTCCAGATTTATTACCTTGGATTGACATGTACATTGTGTTACCGCAGAGTTCTACAGCATGAATACATTCTATGGTCATAACGTCAATAATCTTCAAATGTTCATCTACTTCTTCTTTGGTGATTTCAGGATTAAATTGTGGGAGCCAGAGTTTATACCAATCGGCAATAATCATTCCGGCACGCCACATAAGATCGGGCATGAGAGTGCCGTCATAACATCCATAATCACCAGCGAATCCATAGTTGTTCATAGAAGTCAATTCATGATAAAATTGAGTGAAATCAGGACCATGTATATCTATTCCTACAGCAGAACCATATTTAAGTTTATTAACATGCATATGTGCGCAGAAGGCGCCACATGCTCTTTTAAAATTAATTAAGTAATGAGCGGGGCATGAGGCTATTCCTCGGGTTTTTCCAGCAGCTATCTTTTCGAGTGGACGGAGTTCATCTTTTAAATTGAGAACCCAGACAGATGGGTAACGGCGACCTTGTTTGGCCTCCTCCCACATGCCTTCGACAGCTTCAATGAGATTAGGATCAGAGATAAATCTTTGACCTTCTTCACCATCGAAGTGTTTAGCTTTGGAAGCACCACCTTTGTTGAAGGGATAGCCTACAGAAGAGTTAAATTTGAGGGAATCTACATATTCAAGCATGGGATTTCCATTTATGGCTTCATCAAGAGTGAGTTTTCGACAGAATTTTGGAACCCAACTGTTGATAATGTTGGAAAGATGTTCTTTGGAAGCATCCATATCCTTATGGGAAAATGGAATAACATCACGGCCATATTTGGTTAAAGCCATAGCAAGAGGAGTAGTTCCGGAAGTATTACGGGGGTCATTAGGAGTAAGAACAGAAGGTTCTTCTAAATGGGGAAAACATTCATCAAAAATAGGTGACTTTAAAAGTGAAGTTTTATGAGGAACGTGATGTTGCATATGATTTGGAACGGTAGCTAAAAGTTCATAGTTGCCTACTGGCTTAAGTTTCATTTCATCAATGCATCCGGGTCCAGAATTGGCATAGTTTGGTAGGACAGTTTCCATTGGTTTTACGGACATGAATGGTTCAAGGTCTTCTTGTGTTACGATAGAAGCCCAACCAATTGCATTGCCAGTATTACCAGCAGTATGTATTCCAAGAATCTTGCGTGGAACAAGATGGTTTTCAAGCATAAGAGGACTGCCACACAAACCAGGATAGCCAAAATTGTAACGAAAAGCACGCGCTAAATTAAATGGAGTTGATGATTGTTTATCAGTGTAATTTACATCTACGGTTAAAGAAATATCAAGATTGGGACAATATTCATACGCATCAGTTTGAATTGTAGACATTCCCCCTTTACATTTAGAAAGATAAGGTAAATCAGATTCTTTAATAAAATGTTTAATAATGTTAGAATGTTGATTAAGAATTTTTCCCCAATCATAAACAGCAATGTCTTTATTTACATTCATCCACAAACGATGAGGTTCAAAGATGGTGATATGCTTTTTACCACCCTTGTTGGCAACAATTGTTGCTCCGGGCGCCTGGCGTAAAAAGAAATGTGAAGTGGTAAGGATATAAGTCCCACCAATGCACAAACCACGAATGTTGGCGGCATCACTTTGCAAAAGACATAAAGCTGGAATAATCTTGGAGGATCGAATAGTTTGTGATTGATTATCACCTTGGGAAGTACTTTCTACAGCACCACGAGGAGTACTTTGGTTAACAAGT